GGTGATATTACTCGAAGAAATATAACTAGCAGTTAATGAATTAAAAGCCCAAGATGATGTTCCAAATGTAGAGCCGGTATGTGATCCAAATAAATAACTAGACGATATACTAGCAGATGCCCAGCTTGCACTGATTGAACTGGACGCATAAATTGCGCCGGTGGTATATAAACTCGCAGATGCGAATATCGAACTCGTAGCTGTTATTGAACTGGATGCATAGATTGCACTTATTGCTATTAATGAACTGGAAGCCCATGAAGAAGAAAATGCGGTAATGCTACCAAAAATATTACTGGAAGAAATATAACTCGCTGTTTTAGAATTAAGAGCCCAACTGGCAGTGCCATAAAATAACGAGGCGGTTATTACGCTGCAAGAAATGTTTCCTACTACATCCAAACTGTTTATTGGATTAGTAATTCCTATGCCAACATTACCGTTTCCTAAAAGACTAAAAAGCGCAACTCCATTGTTCTGAAGCTGTACCACCGTTTTAGTTGCCGCCAATGCTTTAACTCCAGTTCCATTGGCACTATATCCATCTAATACAATTGCCGGTATGTTTACATCCGGATCTGTAGTATTAACTCCTTTTATTTCAAATGCCGGATTATCCGAAGCATCCGAAAATCCAATTAATTGTGCTCCGCCTTTATCTGTAGTGTGTTCATTGATTAATAACCAAACATTTGTTCCTGCTAATGTTGTTACTCCATGTGTAACATCTCCATCCGCCAATGATAGACTTGAATTCGAACCAATAGGTTGATATATTGCTAATGTTTCTACCGGTGTAGCAATCCCAATACCAACATTTCCTCCGACATACGCAATATTACTTCCCGTAGTAAACCATGGATACGATGAACTCAATGAGCTTGATGCCCAAGAAGAACTAAATGCGGTAATGTTTCCGGTAATATTACTCGAAGAAATATAAGATGCGGTTAAAGCATTATTCGCCCAAGATGCGGTTCCAAACGTAGAACCAGTGTGTGATCCATTTAAATAACTTGCTGAGATACTTGACGATGCCCACGACGAACTAAAGGCGGTAACATTACCGGCGATGTTACTGGAAGATACATAACTCGCTGTTAAAGCGTTTAATGCCCAACTTGCGGTTCCAAATAATGAAGCGGTTACTGATGTGGCTACTAAACTACCCGTGATAGTAATTACTGATCCAATTTGTTGTATTATACTATCACCAATACTATTTCCTTCTATAGCCACTGGTATCTTACCGGTTGTTAAATCTACCTCACCGGTTGGACCTAAAATAATTTTCCTACTGTAACCGGCATCACTGGATGAGATAAAAAAGTAATTATTCTGACCGTCCCATAATATACTTGCCATCTGATCTGTCGATCCCGAATCCCACACTTCAATTCCGGCATATCGCATGTGCGGTGTCTGTGCATTTAATGTAAGAATATTATCAGTTACTACCAAATAACTTGAAGTGATATAAATAAAACTACTACTAATTTGTCCCGCCCGCAATATGCCGCCCACGGTTAAATCGTTTCTTACAAAAAAAGAATCGGCGGAAGATGCCGTTAAGGAATTTATTGCCCAAGAGGCAGTGCCGAAAGTAGAGCCGGTATGTGAACCAAATAAATAACTCGAACTAATTGAACTTGATGCCCATGATGCACTAAAAGCAGTTACATTGCCAAAAATATTACTCGATGTGATATAACTAGCGGTTATTGAATTATTTGACCAGGATGCCGTTCCAAAGGTAGAGCCGGTATGCGACCCAAATAAATAACTCGCACTGATAGAGGATGATGCCCAGCTCGCACTGAATGCGGTAACATTTCCGGCAATATTACTGGAAGAAATATAACTAGCCGTTAATGAATTAAGTGCCCAGGATGCCGTTCCAAAAGTAGAACCGGTATGTGATCCGAATAAATAACTGGAACTAATAGATGAACTTGCCCATGATGCGGAAAAAGCGGTTACACTGCCAAAAATATTACTCGATGTGATATAACTTGCTGTTAATGAATTGAGTGCCCATGATGCGGTACCAAAAGTAGAACCGGTATGTGATCCTAATAAATAACTTGCGCTAATTGAAGAAGAGGCCCATGATGCACTAAACGCAGTTATATTACCGAAAATATTACTGGAAGAGATATAAGATGCAGTAGTAGCATTAATTGCCCAAGACGATGTACCAAATGTTGAACCAGTGTGCGGTCCAAATAAATAACTGGATGATATACTAGATGATGCCCAAGATGCACTAAATGCAGTTATATTACCGAAAATATTACTGGAAGATACATATGAAGCTGTTTGTGCTGTTGTAATAAATGTAGAGGCACTTACCCATGAAGCGGATACTGCCCAACTTGCAGTCCCAAAGGTAGAACCAGTGTGTGATCCATTTAAATAACTTGCGGAAATACTAGCAGATGCCCAACTCGCACTGAATGCGGTAACATTTCCGGCAATATTACTGGAAGAAATATAACTAGCCGTTAAAGCATTAAATGCCCAGCTTGCAGTTCCAAATGTAGAGCCGGTATGTGATCCAAATAAATAACTCGAACTAATCGATGAGGATGCCCAACTGGAACTAATTGAACTGGATGCATAAATTGCTCCAATAGAATATAAACTCGATGATGCCCAAGAGGCCGATTCTATTGACGGTAATCCTCCAATTAAATTCCATGCCCATGATGCCGTCCCCGCATTATAAGCATAAGATGCTGTTCCTACGATCGCAAATGCACTGGAAATATAACTCGCAGTTAATGCATAAGATGAAGATAATGCATAAGAAGCTGAATTGGCGTAACTACTTGTTAATGCATACGATGCCGATAATGCATAAGAGGCGGATAAGGCGTAGGAAGAACTCAATGAACTTGATGCCCAGGAAGAACTAAAGGCGGTAATGTTTCCGGTAATATTGCTGGCAGAAGTATAACTCGCAGTTAAACAATTAAGTGCCCATGATGCGGTTCCAAATAATGAAGAAGTGACGCCACCATTTACAATAACACCGGTGGTAGATACTTTTAATATGTCTTTTCTGTTTGCATCATTTGCACCACCGCCAACTACAAATAAATCGGTGCTGTTATTAGCAATATTAAATCGTCCTACGACTGTTTGATAATTAGCGTATGCTACTGTATTATTACCTCCCGCATGAGAAAATTCTCCAGTTGCAGTTGTACTATAACCTTCTGCATGAGAATAATTTCCATTTGCGAATGTAGATCCACCTTCCGCATGGGAATAATCTCCAATTGCAGTTGTATAATAACCTTCCGCATGAGAACTAACTCCATTTGCGAATGTAGATCCACCTTCCGCATGAGAAGCCGCTCCATTTGCATATGTAGTATCACCTTCCGCATGAGAATAATGTCCAGTTGCAGTTGTGGAAGCGCCTTCCGCATGAGAACCAACTCCCAGTGTAGATGTACCGCCTCCTTCCGCATGAGAACCCTCTTCATATGCCTCCGTGTTCATACCTTCCGCATGGGAAAAATCATTGGTGGCAATTGTAAAATAACCTTCGGCATGGGAACTCTTTCCATTTGCTATTGTATTTTTACCCTCTGTATGAGAGCTTTGGCCATTCGCAGTAGTATGATCGCCCTCGGCATGAGAAAAATTTGTGGTTGTAACTGAACCAAATCCTTCCGCATGAGAACTTTGTCCCGATGCAGTTGTTTCTAGTCCTTCCGCATGTGCTCCGTCACTAATTTCAGACACCATCGTAAAAGCACCCTCGGCATGAGACCCCCATGACCGTGCAATTGTATTATAACCTTCCGCATGGGAATACGGTCCGAATGTTTTTGTAGAACCACCTTCGGCATGGGAATAATGTCCATCTGTAGTTGTAGATTCTCCTTCGGCATGAGACGCCACTCCATTCGTAATAGTAAATGAACCTTCCGCATGAGAATGGTTTGTGTTTGCAGTAGTAGAATCTCCTTCGGTATGAGAAAAATTTCCAGCCGCAGTTGTAACGTCGCCCTCGGCATGCGAACCGGTTCCAATTGCTACGGTAGAATTGCCTTCCGCATGAGAATATATTTGGCTTGCCCATGTGCCATAACCTTCGGCATGAGAATAATCTTTATATGCTTGTGTGTTTTGACCTTCTGCATGGGAATAATTTCCAATTGCATTGGTGGTTTTACCTTCGGCATGAGAAAAATTACCGGTTGCAGTGGCAGATTCGCCTTCCGCATGAGAAGATATCCCGATGGTTGTAGTAGAATCTCCTTCCGCATGAGATGCATACCCATTTGCAATTGTAAAATAACCTTCCGCATGAGAAACAAGACTGTTTGCAATTGATCCCGTTCCATTCGTAAGATTATTAGTAATATCTAAATTATGAACGGTGTAATTATTTTCAGGAGTAAGATATGACGCCGTTAAAGAATTACTTGCAGTACTCGCATTAATTGTCCAGGATGAAGATAATGCATATGATGCGCTAATTGAACTCGATGCCCATGAGGCGCTAAACGCAGTAATATCGCCGGTGATATTACTGGAAGAAATATAACTAGCCGTTAACGAATTAAGTGCCCATGATGCGGTTCCAAAAGTAGAACCGGTATGTGGACCAAATAAATAACTTGAACTTAAAGAACTACTTGCCCATGATGCCGATTCTGCTGTTGAAAATGGTTGACTAGGAGACCACGAAGCCGATACTGCCCAACTTGCAGTACCAAAAGTAGAACCGGTATGTGGACCGAATAAATAACTGGCGCTGATAGATGAACTAGCCCATGATGCGGATTCTGCCGTTGAAGATGGTTGAGCAGGAGACCATGAAGCGGATACTGCCCAACTTGCTGTACCGAAAGTAGAACCGGTATGTGATCCTAATAAATAACTTGAACTTAAAGAACTGCTAGCCCATGATGCGGATTCCGCAGTTCCACCTGCATTTAAAACAACCCAATCGGTATTTAAAATACCGCCTTGTAATTGATAATTTATTTGTTCATCGACTACATAACAATGCAATCCTTCAAATCTCCATGTATCTGTGATCGCATTTCTTATAGAGATATTAGCCGCAACAATTCTATTATCAATGGGTAATTCGGTACTTAACTCGAAAAAAGTTGAAATCGGGATTGGCATAGAATATCTTTATTACGGGTGATTTTTCATTAAAAAGTATACGTATAGGTTCCTTTGAAATTCGCTATCGTTGACCAACGGTAAACTGTATAATTTGTTGTCCAATTACTGACTAATCCTACACTAGTAACCGATACTGTGGTTTTATTATATGCGGTTAAAACATGGAATAAGTTAGGATCAAGTGCGTCAATTGCATCCGCATGGGTGGCAGGAAAGGCAAAATAAAGATAAGTTGCAGTTACTTCCGCAATTGAATTTAATTGTGGATTACCCAATGGGGCAACCACTTTAGTAAGGGTGGTATAGAGTGTAGTTCCTGATAATGCCGGATTTGTTGATGTGCCATAAAAATATGGATAAATAAAAGTGGCGGTTTGTGTACTTGATTGAATTAACGTAGGAGAACCGTTATTATCGGTTTGTACTTTTGCTATATATGAATGATAGGTAGTAACTCCGGTGTCAGCATATGAAAATCCGGCAGTAGGAGTAGCTGAATTTAAAACAATTAATCCATCTTTTAATATACTACCGCTCCCAAATATAGTTTCCTGATTAACAGTAACGGATGCATTTATGGTAATATTCTGACTAGTCCCAATTTCAAAATAGGGTCCAACTGAATTAATTGCAACCGTTGCTGATAAAAACGGGAAGAAAAAATTAGTTAAAAAATCTGTCATATTATTTCCACCAACATTAATACCGAAAAAGTTAGGATCATTCCGAGATATCGGTCTATTACCATCGAATGCTATATAACTAGTACTGAGAGAAGAAGAAGCCCATGATGCGCTTAATGAAGTGGTAGCGGATGGCGCATACTTCGCCATAAAAACGGATATTTTATCGGCTTGTAATTCTCCGCTGGAAGAGTGATATATAAGCAGATCTGAGCCGGAAATGTTAATCTGCTCATAAAATTGGTTACCGGTGTTTCGTTGTATCCAAACTGACTCTAATTTATTTGGGGCATCGGTTAACATATTAATATATTATTCTCTATCATAAATATAGAGAAGGAACAGAAAGTCGCCCACCAATCATATTCCTCTTTAAAAATATTAATAATGTACGTCAAAAATCCCCGTATTCATAAAAATACGGGGTTCATGATGGGCACCTAATTCTAATTCTGATTAGGGAGTAACTTCTTCGGCTAACAGATCAGCGATCAGTGTTTGTTTAGCTTGAACGGCGGTAATTCTGGCTTGGACGGAAGTGACTTGGGAATTGAGTTGGGTTATTTCAGATTCCAGGTCCGCAGTGGTTCGAATTTCGGTAGTATCTACAATTTGGACTTCGGCTCCATTAATATCGCTCACTGTTTTGTAGGTAGTGAATTTATATTGAATTGGATACATGCTTGTTACTGTTTGTTTTTCGACTTTAATTTCTGCCATAGATTTAATATCTTTCTTAGTTAAGTTTTTCTCTGAACCGAATTATAGTTCATCGTTTATAAGTATATATATTTGGAATTTTTGAATAATTGATAGTTTTAATTATTTATACCGGCACCAATCCAGCCACGACATATTCGATATCACTATCAGTTGAAGTATGTCCATTAGTTGCGATAGTAGGATTTTGTATGATATCCCATCTATGAGCGGTTACCCAAGTATCCGGATTTGATAATACATTACCTGCCCATTGCATTCTTTCGGTATGTCTTTGCGTTTCTGGACTTTCATTTTTTATGTTTACCGCAGCTTTCATTGCTGCTATTGCGGCGGATTGCCATAATTCACCTTCTGATTTCAAAAGGTTGTACGTTGTAATATTTCCTAATTCATTTGCCATAATTGTATTTGTCTTTCTATATGTTGTCCTAAATTGTATGAGTTTGACCATTTAATATGTCCACTCCAACTTATTAGCGATCTGTACAATTCTTTGTACTTCTCGTGGTATAAATAGGATTGAATTTTTCTTTTACATCTAACCACTGACGATTTTCTGATAAGAATGTGAGATCTAAATATTCTATAACCCACGAAATTAAGTCCTTTTTTAATATTTTCTATGTACCATTTGGAGAATTCTAATTTTAATATATTTTTTATAAACCACGTTATTTTTTGGAGAGTTGATATAAGATATGCTTTATCGGTGGATATAATAACGGTGTCATCCATATATCTGACATAATGTTTTACTCGCAGAAATTGTTTTATATATCTGTCGAAAATAGTTCCGTAAACATTGGCAAATAATTGACTGGTTAGATTACCGATAGGAAGCCCATTTCCAATAGGTGGTATTATTTGATGTAATAACCACATGATATGTTTATCTTTTATTTTTCGATTTATTTCTTTATATAATATTTCTTTGTTTATGGAAGGGAAGAATTTTCTAAAGTCCATTTTTAGAAAGAACAATGGTTTATTTTTTGGTACCGCACGGATTATATCCCTTGCTTTCATCATGCATCGGTGCGTTCCTTTTCCTTTCCTACAAGCATAACTACAGGAAAACATATATCTATCAAATATAGGTTCTATAATATTACATAATGCATGTTGAACTACTCTATCTTTGAATGGTAGAGCCGAGATTTTTCTTTCTTTTGGATAATATATCGTAAAATCTTTATATGCACCAATTTTATATGTTTTTTCTAAAATCTCTTTTTTGATCTGTTGTAAATTATATTCCAATCTTTCCTTGAATATTAACACCCCTCTCTTATATCGTTTGTTTTTTCTTGCTTGTTCATATGCTTTACGTAAATTATCGTCATCTACCACCAAATGTATTAGATTTTTATATTTTTTACCCATAGAAAATAAATTGTGGTGAAATTTGAGTTCACCCTCTACTATTCACCACAATTTGCCCGTTATTTGTTTGCTTATCGCAGGATGATTATGCTGACCATTTGTTGTTATTTCTCAAACATAATTATTGGTCTTGTCTATATAACCGTAATCATATAGAAACAAAAAATTCCAAAAATACATCGTATCGTCACAAAACGACCACGCAGCCCAATATTGTTGTTGTTATTCCAAACATAATTATTCCAATTAGAACTACGAGAGCCAGCAATATTACCATTATTCCAATTGCCGCCGTTTTTTACACAATCAACCCATCACGGCTTCATAGTTTTTATCCATTCCTTTAACATATTCTCAACCTCACACAAATGCAATGTTGCTACTTTATGTTGATTGTTGCTTATAAGTTTTCGGTTTGGGTGAACCAGAAACCGTAAATAAAATCTCAACAGAGCCAATCCCGCATCTGCTAAGTAAAGTTTTGATATTTGATTAGATTTTTTCGCTTGTACAAATAATTCCACTTGGTTAAATATACATTCGGTCATCTTATTCCTCAATGTTACATGCCCACCTTTAGGAATATTTATACAAATTGGATAAATATAATTAACAAATTCTTCGTATTTTTCAATAATTTCAAGTTGTTTTATATTTTCATCCATAATAAATCACAAAAAATGCCACTGTTGTTCCTCCCACTTCGCTTCCGCTCCGTTACGGAACAACAAGATGATCACAACGACCACGCAGCCCAATACTGTAGTTGCTATCCCAAACATAATCATACCAATAAGAACTACGAGAGCCAGCAACACCACCATCAGTCCAACCGCCGCCGTATATACCTGCAATCGTTCCTGTGGATGTTGTGTACATATAACCTCTGCCTTCAGTAGTATTCTGCCAATCATAGTTAATTGTTCCCGAATAAAAATTCAAATCTGCACCCCATAT